ATCTCCTTCTTCTCCTTCTCTGGTTTTACAATCTCCGCTTCCACGTCAAATGTATTGTTAAGATCTTGAAATTTATCTTTCATAATCAACCACTAAATCCAAAGTTATCACCAGATTCAATCAAATCATTATCTGCCTCTGTAATTAAGTAGACTGCAGTTCCACCAACGTGTTCAGTAGCATCAGTTCTGTACATACCTCTAGATACAGTTAGATCATTGCCATCCTTTTTCTTGATGAATAAAGTCTCATCGTCAAGAGTGATATAAGATCTAACAGGTACATTAGAAGCATCATCTACTTTAATGACACCTGTTCCCGCTAAAATGTTTTCAGATATATTAGTAACAATAGTTCCACTGTACGCCTTTGTTGCTATTGGTTTTTGATATACAAGATCTCTTCTTGCATCTGGACTTGGATCTCCACCTGCAACACCAATAGAGACTCTCGTAATGATGTCTCCTTTGTTTTCTGGAACAGGTCCAAAGAGATGAGTTTTAGCACTAAACTTTAAAGTATAAAGTAAAACTCTTCTTGTAGTAAAATCACCATCATAATTATCTTCAAAAGATACTGATTCTAATGTGATGGGAATATCTCTTTTTTCTCCGATAGATTCAACTAAATCAATCGTGAGATTAAAATTTGGTTGAAAGTAAGGTAAAATTTGTTCTACAATCTGAAGAGCATCATCATTTAAGAGTGTCATAATAGACAACTCAAAGTCCATATTGTATGGAACAGGATGATACATTTTACGAATTTCTTTAGCATCTCCAGTTAAAGAAGTTGCAAAATGTTGAGTTGATGCTAACTTTCTAGTAGAGTCATATGAGACTCCAGTAAACTCAAACGACATTCTTGGCAAACTAATTTGAATTGGTTTATTCAAATCTGGTTGCTGTTCAAGACGTGCTAAAAACTTTTGAGTAGGACCATATGCCAAAGGAACTTTGATAATCTCGTTACCATCCCTATTGATTTCAATATTATTGAATAATGTTCCAAACGCAATCACCGTCTTTCTAAAAATTTGGTGATAAAAATGATCAAACATTGTCTAGACTCCTACGGATTACCAAATGGATTAGATTCACTAAAATCGAGTATCTTATCTGCTTCTAATTCAATGGTATTGTTTTGTGCAAATCCATCTTCTGGAATGTTAAATTTATTTAGGTCAATATTAGCGTAAGCAGCTCCACTAGATTGTCCTATGATAGATTCACCAGATATAAACTCTCCAGTAATATCTTTTAATTTAAGCACTTGAGTAACTGCATTCCAAGAATTTACCCTTGCAGTTGCACTACTTGCTGAACCAATAACATCTTCATTGGTGAGGTATGTACCATATCCAACATTTTGTGTTGGTCCAGCAATTCTAATTTCAGGAACACCTTCAAAATATCCTCCAGCATCATCAACAATTAGAGCAGTCACCTGACCCAATGTATTAATTCTTGCTCTAACTTTTGCATCTATTGTTGTACTTGCAATACCTGGTGCAACAACAGTAACTGTTGGAATGCCAATATATCCGCTACCACCACTGGTGATTGTGATGATGCCAACTGCATCGTCTGCTAATTGTGCAATAGCAAATGCTCCAGATCCTCCTCCACCATGGAATGTTACTCTAGGTGCTACAGTATAACCAGATCCAGGATTAGCAATTTCAATCCTCTGAACTCTACCCTTATCTGGACTTGGTTCGCAAAGGTCAACAATACCATCTATCATTGATGCAATACCAACAGCAGTTACACCTCCGCTAGGTGCTGAAGTAATTGCGACTCTGGGAATGGATTCATAACTTGCACCACGTCTACTAACAATAATATTTCTAACCGCACCATCTGGAATTAGTGATGTGATTGCTGTTGCGGTAGAACCAACTCCAACCATATTGAAAGTCTGTATATATCCAGCATCAATAACATTATCATCGATTTCAGAGATACCAGTATCGATCTCTTCATCGTTGTATGCAAAGAGTTCTAATCTAAGTTCATAAACATAATTCTTCTGTAACTGCCAGAATGGTTTTTCATGTTCTACATACTTAATTTCAAATAACCTATCTCCCAATGGGAAGTAAACCAAATCACCCTCCTTGGGTCTGGTTGTTAATTTGGTTTTATCTATAGTTGCTATTTGTTGTTGAACTACAGATTCATAACGTTCCTTTGATATTATTAGTGTTAAATCATCTACTTCCTGAACACCAAATTTTGATAACAGTGTTCCAGCTCCACTAAATCCTTCGTAGGTATCAACGTAAGCCTCCAAAGGAATTGCCGCACTAAACTCTGAGCGAGACACTTCTTCCATAACAGTTTTTTCATTTACATATACTCTGGGAATATAGTAAATTTCTACACCGAACATTTTTAGTTGTTCGTTTACTAAATCTTGGATTAAATTTTGTTCCCCAGAGGAACCGTGTAAAAAGAATGGATTCAGTGCCATTTTATTAACCGATCATGTCTAATGGTGGAAGTTCGTATGTAGAAGACATCTTGTCTATCAGAGCATTTAACTCATTCACACCATCGTCGTAAATTTGTCTACCATTTAATTCTGTTCCACCAGGAAGTTTTACTCCCTGGAATTTGATTAAGTTCTGACCCCACTGCTTCTTGAGAGCAGCAGTAACATACTTCTTGAGGAATGAATCACTCCACACTCTGGGAGATTCATTTGGATCAAGAAGTCTATAACAATCAATAACTAAAATATCACCTGGATCAAGAGAAGACCAGTCCATATCCATGTACAGTCTATCTTGTCTCTGATTAAATCTTATTTGCTTTTGTGTAGTTAATAAGAAGTCAATATCTGATAATTGTCTCTTGACCATAGAATATGTCAAAAGTTCAATAGAACTAAAGTGATATAGGTCATTTAAGAACAACTGATATTTGATATTAAACATTCCACTAGAGAGACTACTAGATCCCTCAAAGTGGAATATTTTAGTAATTCCGATAACTTGTGGAGGAACTTGAATAAAGTTCTCAGTCTCATGGAAGTTATAAGTTCTTCCTGCACTATCTGTAGCAGAAGTAGTTGCAATACCAACACTTCCCACTTTAGATCTTGCTCTATCAATATCCGCTTGAGTTACCTCATACTTCAAAAAGGTTTGAACAACACCATCAAAATGTCGCTCATAAAAATATTGTAAAGAGTCATCAATAATATCATCGATTTGTTCATCGGCAACGTTGATCTCCAGCACAGGAGCACCTAGTTGCCTCTTTGCGTAGTCAATCAGTCCTTGTCTGCTTGCTGGAGTTGCCATTTACTTGTCCTTGTTTATTAATTGAATTAAGAGATCCTTGATTTCGCTGACATCATTTTCTAATTTATCAAGTCTCTCTCTTTCTTTACCTTTTATCCTTCTCAATTTTTTATAATGATCATAAGATTTTTCATCTTTATTGATTATTGCATTGGAAACAGTATCCCTTACGAGATAACTGTTTCCTTCAACTTTCAAAAATCTTTGGTCTTCCATATTATGCTAATGCAATGACTCTGAGGTCTTTGATTCTTGGTGGATACGCCTGGTTTGTGGATGTACCGACAAGTTTGATAGTAAAGTACTTAAATTCTGGTAAACTATCAATACTAAATTCATAATCACGATATACCAGATTTTGACTTTCTGATGCTAACTTGTCAGTCTTTGGAACTCTCTTATCAGGGAGACCATCACTATTTGCAAATTCAATAATCTTACCATTAGTATCCAGATTGTTATATCCAGGGAATGGATAGTACAATGGTTCAAGTTCTGGAGTATTACTAATAGAATAGAATGCTCTAATATCATTAAATGTATTTACATATCCAGAGAGAAGAACTTTTATAGAAGTTGCTGGATTTTCCAACTCAACCTGTTTGTTAGCGTAAATAAACGCTGTAGGATCATCATCAATGTTCGCGGTTCTTCTATCAGTTGCATAATTCGTGATAGGAGAATTGACTCTGTTTGAGATCAGAACCATTCCAACTCTATCAAGATCAATAACAGGTGAAATGTTATTGTTTGCAGTAGATAATGTAAAGGTAAGTTCCATAGACTTATCTGCTGGCAGTCCGCTTGGTTGCTGGAGTTCGTTTACCCTAGAACCAATAATTCTTGCTTCGGGCAGATAAGTGTCTTCTGTCAAGTTGATTGGAGTTGCATCAGTTTGCTCAAATGATAACTCAGTACCATCAATACTGGTTCCGCTGACACCTTTCAGTTCCGCTTTAATAGAAGTTCCTGGAAGTGCCATAGTTTGAACAATTGGTCTTACTGCTTCATATTGAATATTTTGTGTAGCAGTAACCTGAGGTCCACCTTCAGAAGAATTAACATTAATAAAGAGTTTGGGGAATCCAACACCAGTACTTCTATCAGTACCATTCTTAGATGTATCAATCTTAATATAGTAACTATCAAACGCAACAGAACGAGCAACTAAAGCATCTGAGAGTGTATGATCAGTGTTAACTCTTCTAAGAGAAATGCCACTATTTTCATACTTGCTGATGTTTGATTTATCTGGATAGGTAAAGGAACCTGTTCCATCAACACCTCTAGTAATTCCTGTCAACTGACCGTTAGAAAGGCCAGTGTAAGAAATAATCTCATCATCAATAATTGCATATCCTGGATTTGTAGATGCAACAGATACATTTTCAAAAGTCTCAAACCCTGCGGTGCTAGCAACACTAATTGATCCAGAATCTGAATTAGTATACTCTGCAGTCAATGTAGTTGGTCTTCTATCACCTTGAACTCCTTGAATACGAACGATATTGCGTGTATCGTGCATACCATGGTTCTTATGCTGTACATTAATATGAAGACCATCTCTATCGAGAGATTCAAGTTCAAAATCTGCTACTTGGATATCATTTGAAGCAAGTGATACCATAGTAGTAATTCCTGTTGTAGGACTTACATATTGAAGTGGTTTTGCAGCATTCAATTCAAAGTCACCTTGAACATTTTCAAGGAACAATTCATTAATACCATTAACTGAAGTCAGAGACAATTCAAGGTTTCTGCCAAGAGACTGACTTCCAACAGAGTCAACGAGGAACACATCACCAACTCGATAACCAGATCCTCCATTGTTAATGGTTGCCGCAATAGCAACACCGTTAGTACCACCAGAAGCACCAATTGTGATATCAGCGGTAGCATTTCTTCCTCTACCAGAGAAAGTTCTGAGTGCTACATTACTGAAAGTAAGTTGAGTACCATTAGACGGAGTATATCCAATACCAGCATTAGTAATTGTCAGATTACCAGAGGCAGAACCACCAGCACCAACATAATCACCACTAGCATTAGTATTCTTCTGAATAATAGTGTTACCTTCAACAAAGTTTGTCGTGTTGACAATATCATTTGTTGTAACAACCAAAGATCTTGAATTGAACTCAAGAGGATCTTGAACAAGAGTAGCGATCTGATTATTACCTAATCCCAACTCTGGGTTATAGAAGGATACAGTAGCAGTATCATCAAAACTAGCAGTATAAAGACGGAATTTCATGTCTTCATATTGGCTAGGAGTCCAAGTAGAACCATTCTGAGATTTAAACAGAGATCCGAGGTGTGGTTGTGAAGACACAATTACCTGTCTAGATTCTGGTTGCAGAAGAGTACTCACATCGACTTCACCCATTCTAGAGATCCAAGCAGTGTACTCGTGAGAGTTAGAGAGCATGACAATAGCGTGCTCTGCTTCACCATTCAGATAAACTGGGGATGGGAAAGTAACTTTGGTTGGAATGCTTGCATCATGAGTTTCAATTACATCTGCAGGGTCAAGAATTACTTCACCGAACGGATAGATTTGCTCAGATGGCACACCTGCATTCATTGGACGCAGTTGAACGATCAGTGGCAAAACTGGATCCTTCGTTCTAATGAAGACATCAACCTCTGTAATGAATGAACCTGGATCATCTGCAAGTGAGAATGACTGTGCAAGGGGATCCTTACCTCTACGACGACGTGGCGGTCTGGGTGGACGCCTGGGTGGACGTGGCGGTCTGGGCGGACGCCTGGGTGGACGTGGCCTTGGTCTTCTACGTCTTCTTCTAACGGGTCTTCTACGTACCCTACGCACACGTCTAATAATCGTTGGACGGCGAATGACAACTCTTCTTCTTCCACCACCACGTCTTGGTGGGTTGGGTGGAGCAGAAGGTGTAGGACGTGGCGGCGGTGGTGGCGGTGGTGGTGGGGGAGGAGGAACTGGTAGTGGTGTTGTACTCGTTTGAGTGGAGTTAGTTGACGTTCTAGTTACTCTTACATCAGTTGCTGGTTGAGTTTCGGAGGCAGCAACTCTCTCAAATCTGGGACTTCTAGTAGACCTAATGGTCTCTTGCATATTGTTTATTGTACCAGAAGCAAAGTAAGATTCTTCGCCAGAGGTATCAGTAAGACCAGCAATTTGACTGTTTGTAGAGTTACTAGTCAATCTAAAGATTTTAGTACCAACTTCAAACTGAGGATTGGTTGATACATTTGGGTTTGGAATAAAGAATGTTCCAAGAACTGTACCAGCAGTATCAGTTACTAGTTTAACTGCAGTGACTTCTGCTTCACCAGAAGCACCACGCAATCTCATACCTTGCGTAATAAATCCTGTATATAGAGATTGATTACTCTCTGCAAGAGATCTAGTATCTACATTAAGAATTACAGAAGAACTAGAATAGTTTTCTGGAATCGTATAGTTTTCATCATATGGACTGGTAGTGAATGTGTCTGTTGGTGCCGTAATCGGACCATACTTATGATTAGACTGGGCAACCCTAAACGAAATTCTTGGTTGAGTTGCACCAAGAGCAGCACCAGTAATTGTACCAGTGATTCTCTCTCCAACATTGAATGATCCACTGATCATTCTAATCTCTATCAGTTTTGGTACGACATATCTGTTTACATCTGTACCATCAAAGAATCCATAAAGTCTTGTTCTTGGTTTGAATCTCTTACCTGTGAACTCAACATTACGTGATCTCATAAATGGAACCACGTCAGTGCTTACAACTCTATCGCCTTCATTTCTAGTTTGTACTTGCTCAGATACTCTAAGTTGCTCACCAGTTCTAGTACGAGTACCAGTTCTAGTTGTTGTAGTGGTAACTGTAGTTCTTGTGTTGTTTGTTTGAACTAATGTATTTCCTCTATTTTGGACAGAAGAACCAGTAACAACAGTTTCCGATTGAGAAGTGGATCTACTTCCAGTCCAGGTTGTTGCCCAAGCACCCCATCTAGCAGGACCAAGACCAGTTTGAGCATCATAACCTGCAAATTCTAATTGAAGTCTTGTTTGAGTGTAGTTATCTACTTCAATTCTTTGTGGTTGTAATCTAACTTGGTCAATCCAAATATCAGATGCTGGGAATAGTTCAATATTACCAGTGTAAGATACAACGAGATATGGAACCACATTCTCAACTCTTGTTGCGAATGGTTGCTCAATTTCAAGTTCGGAGAAGTAATTAATAGTCAATAACTGACCAGTTCTTCTAAAATTGGATCCAATTAAATCATCAACTAAGGCAGGATCTGATATGACAGAAGTAGTTCCAATTCCAAGCAGAGATCTAGATCCAACAAGAAGATCAACTTCAGTTGTAAAGTGTGATGGTCTTAATTCTTGATTTACTGGATCAATTGCATTAGTGACTCTACCACCTTGCAATTGATTTGTTCTAGTTGTAAAGTTATCTACAAATATACCAGACTTAAATCTTGTTAGACCAGTATCGTCAGTTATATTAAGAGCATCGGTCTTTGCCTCAAGCAGAGATAGTGCAGTATAATACTCAAGATTTTCAATTCTATCTTCTAAGAGAGCAATGTCTTGCATTCTATATCTCTTATGAGATTTTAGAGATATAGATAGATTTTCAGCATTACACAGATAGGGTGGTAATCTAACTGTACCGACCTCTAATGCATTCTCCAATGCAATTGGAGGGAGAGGAGACTCTGAAGGAACACCTTCCAGAAGTTGGAATCCACCATCAGGTTTAAAGTAGATCTTATCTATTCTTGGAAGATAATAAGAATAATCAATAAGAATAGATTCGTCAGACGCTAGAATATTCTTAGCAGAGTTTGTTCCATCACTAAAAACTCTTGAATTAAATTCAAATGGAGATGCTGTAGTCGAGTCTGGATCAAACTGAGTAACTCTTGGTCTAATGTCAATAACGTCAGTTGCTCTAGTATTATTTTTAATAATAGGCAGTTCACAATAATTTAATTGATTATATGATTCAATAGTAGTAATATCACCTTCTGTGCTATCAGTATACTCTGCTGACTGGAAAACAATTCTTAGAGATTTTTTGGGATCTTTAGTTCCTGTTCTTCTGATTAGTCTAGAATAATCAAGAATAGTGTCACGTTGACCAGAATCTAAACTATATCTATTAAGAATATTGTTGTCACCTGGAGTAAAATCATTAATTGTTGCTGTGATACCAGTAGTCTCTGAGAGAACAGATTCTCCGTTCTCAAACTTAATATCATTGACGTATACTATATTTAAAATAGAACTTGATTGTCTACCATAAACAATTGCTATGGCACCAGATTTTTGTCCTGTAATTTCTTCACCAATATTGTAATCATCTGTTTTACCAGTTGGTCCATTTAAATTGAACAATGAAATTGTTGGAAGTTCTGGATTACCAGTATCACTAGATTCAAAGACACCGTATACTTTAATTACATCTGGTTCTAACAGACAGATTTCTCTATCTTGCACTCTGAGACCATAACCATATGAACCATAGATCAATCCATCATTGAGAGTTGTAGATCCAATACCAGAAGATACTAATTTGGATTTATTTACAATGATTGAATTTGTTGTTTTTGCCTGCTTGACTTTTGCCTTTACATTAGTCTTTCTAAGAGTTGTAATTAATCTTGCAGGACCAGACTGTTGTTGCAATCCAAATATTCTTAATTCTTTATTACCATTTGTGAATCTTAACTTATCTGAGGTTAACTCTTCAAAAGATCCATTATTGTTAACAAGAACATATCTCTCTTCATCATATGGAAGGAAAGTCTCGTTCTCTCCTGCTTGAATTGTATTAGTTGCATTTGCAGTGAGAGTTACGGTAAATTCTTTCTTAATTGTAAGTCTAGATGATTCTAAATTTACAGAAGCAATAAATTCTTTTGGTAACGGAGTATATAAAGTGTTATCGGACGAAGATTGAAACTTCGTATTGAATACTGCAAAATCTGTTGGTGTAATAGTCGATGTCGGAAGACCACCATCATTAATGTTAGATACAGTTGTAACACCGACGATAACAAAATTGTTATCATCAATAACTTGTGTAATTTTAGCAAATGTTCTAACACTAGTGCTACCAAGGAGACTATTGGTAAACGCTACCATGTCACCTGGTTTGATCTGGTTATTAATTTCAGTGACACTAGTTACTGTTGAGACTCCTGGTGCTGTTCCAGATTTGGGTGAGATAGTTACGCTTGGAAGAGCAAGTCTAGAAGATGCTTTAGTATCTCCATTGAAGGTAATACCAGTTCCAACAGAACAATAAAGTGACTTTGCATCACCTACACCAAAGGTTGTTACTGCTGTAGATACTCTACCGTCAGATATACCATTAAAGGATAACTTTTCTCCTTTAAGGAATGTACCTCTAGTCCCATATACTGTAGCAATACCACTAGAACTATTAAATCTTAAGTGTCCAGTAGCACCACTAGATCCACCTTCAACGTAAGTTGGTACGGTTAAGGTTGCTGGATTGTTTAATATAATTTCAGTATATGGTTGAATATCATAGAGGGCAATGTCCCACTCATTGAGTTCTGGAGCCAAACTAGAGTATGATCCAGATTCAAGAGCATAATCATATACTCTAGCAACACCAATCTCTCTACCTGCAGGATCAGTCGCTACAGATCCAATTCTATCACTTCTGAGACTAATTACAGAAGATGTACTAAATCCAATTCTTGGTGCTCCAGTAACTCTATTAAGAGTCAAAGTTGGTCCAGTAAAGTAATTTACTGCTTGCTCAGTTAATCTTTTTGTAGTTCTGGTTTTAGGGAAGTCAAGATAATGTATGGTTTTTGAATCACATTCAAAACCACGAATGAATGCTTTACCTGGAGATATCTTATAAGTTCCTAAGTCATCACTAGGTATGTTTTGGTTGTATGTTAACTGATCTTTTGTGAATACACCATTGTTGCCTCTCATATCATTGAGAGACTCTCTAGCATGAATGGAAAATGGTTTTACATAGAAGTCGCCAGATTGATCATATGTCCTTCTTGCTAACTCCTCTGCTAATTCATTGTATTGAGTTTTATCAGTAATATGCTGAATATCACCATTTCTGATGATCATTAATTCAGCAAAGTTCTCATTCTTTGTTGCTTCAATATCTAATTTATCTAAAGATGCTGAGATTTTTAATCTATCTGCACCAGGTGCAGCATAGTTATTAAATCCTTTTGCGTTATCAGTAAGAGTCGCATCTTGACCTGATGTAACAATCTCTTCAAAAATTGTTAATCCAACTCTATAAGATGGGTCATTCTTATGTGCATCTAAGATGAGTGTTTGAGCAGGAACTTTTACGAAGGTTCCTCTCAAAAAATATACACCTTCACTTAAAAAGATAGCAGATCCAATGGATGTTGCGTTTGTTGGAGCAGTTTTAGTAATTGCCTGACCAGCTTGAAGAGTTATACCAGTGTCAGCAGTAACTGTGCTTTCTAAAAGAAGAACTTCGTCATCATCAAATACATCTTTTCCAGATACTCCTCCACCAAGATATTGAACAAAAAATGTTAGATAATCTCTTTCAGATTCATCTCTTTCGCCGTAGAATACAATTTTTGCTCTTACATTAGAGTTTTGTCCTATGACAACTTCATTAATTAAATCTTCGGCATTTGTATCAACATCTAATCCAAGATATTCATGCTCTACTTCAACACTAGTTAACTCATTATTATAGTTAATTTGACCAGGGATAACCATGGAACCCTCTTTGAAGAGGTGAGTTCCAAGTTGCTCTACTTGATCTTGTAGAATAGACTGTAAAGACGTTAACTCCCTAGCCTGAATTGGCAATCCTGGTTTGAATAATACCTTATAGTAATTATCTTTCGGATCAAAGTCGTCAAAATAAGGAGATACGTTTAGGTTAGTTTCTTGTGGCATAATCCTTTAGAATTGCAAAATAACTTTGATATCTTCTCTTTGGTTCACAGACCTAAGAATGGAGGGTCTGTTATCTACATACAGTACTGTTCCAGAATATTTTTTGATCTCTGGATCTGCAAGACCATCAATAAATGTCTGACCCAGGTAGTATGTTTTATTATTTATGACGGTACTAATACCTGGATTGGTGTCATCTCCAAATCCATCATCAATGTATAATTCTTTAGATCCACCACTAATTTTGAGTGATCCACCTGTTATAAATCCAGCAGAAAATTCATTCAATTGTAGTCCATAAGTTGGATTTGCTCTCTGTGTACCATCAGTGTTAAAACCAACTAAAGATCTATCTTGCCAATATTTTAAAACACCAGTTTCTGCATTATATGAGACAACTCTTCCAACGGCAGTTACTCCAGTACCAACTGTTTGTGTAATTACGGCATTTTGTTCAAACGTTGTTGTTTTATAATCATCTTGGTTTGGTGGTAATCCTTTAAGAACAATTCCATACAAAGCACTAACTCTATCCTCAGTAATAATTACATTGGATTCAAAACCCTCTGGATTCTCAATTATTCCAATTCTTGCTACGTTAGTTCCAGTAACAAAGTCTGGATTCTGTTCATTATTTTCAATTCTAGAATAAATTAGAACGTTTGTTGAACCAAGTTCTTTGTAAATATCATATCCATGACCACCTTGAGGTGGTATGATAACATCAAAAGTAGGAGTGGTTGATCCAACGGGAACATTACCACCAATCAAGTCTACTGAACCATATGTATATCCACTACCACCACTAGAAATTGTAACAGATTCAACCTTTGAATCATTGTTGATAACGATAGTACACTCTGCTCCAGTTCCGTCACCCCTGATAGGAACTCTAGAGTAAGTGGTGTTAGCGGGACCTACAAGATAACCTCTATTTGTAATAGTAATTTGCTTTAATTGACCACTAGTAGTTGCGTTAGATCTAACTGCTTGATATTCTGAATTAGATTCCCAATCAACTGGAAGAGGAATAAAGTTCAAAGAGTCAAATTTAATAATATCACTAGGACTAATCGTATAAAGATATTTCCAGAGATAACCATCACCACTAGTACCAGCAACTCTTGGTTCTAAGTCAGTAAATCTTGGTTCATCAAGAGATGGTCTTCCATTCGGATTTTCTGGATCCGCACCATTACTGAGGCAAATATAAACTCTAAATTCACTGTTTACAATAAAATAATTTGATGCGTAAAGACTTGTTTTATTTGATGGTTTGGATAGATTATTTCTATTTACATCATGTCTGTAAGCATCATAAATTGTAGCAGATGCCCACTGTATTTTTCTAACCACAGGACGAACATCATCTGCACCAATTTTTTTTAGTGCAACCATGGTATCATAATAAAAATTATTGTCATCAAAACAATCTCTTGGAGCAGGAGGAGAAGTGTTCCAAGTAGATGCAACTTCCGTTGCATTAGGTAGTCCTAAAAAAGTGTAATATGACTTGTTGGGATCTCTAACTTTTTCAATAAAGTTTCTAGCGTTATTAACTCTCAACAAGTCAGTTATAATAGCAGCCATTGGGGGTGACAGTCTTTTTCTATGATCTATTTATCATGAAATGTAACCCTTATATTTTATTGGATTTTTTCTCCTTATAATTGGGTTAGTTGCAATACCAGACTGACTAGTCCCGTTAGTTGCTGCAAACTCTTTGCGCTTAGTTCTTACTGGCAAACCAATCTTACCAAAACTGTAAGTTCCATAGAACGCTGTTGTTGCCAGACCAACAACATTATTAGAACCAGCACTCTGAAGAGCAACGACCACTGTAGATACTGTAGTTCCAAATCCAACTGTTGTTCCAAGACCATTAATTCCTGCAGGAATCACTGCTTGTTTTGTAGAAACACTAATACATTCATACACCATATCTGCATGTAATGTTGATATTCCGATTACAGATCCATCAGAACCAAGAGATGTCTGGGAGGCACCAACAAAGTTTGTATTATTTAACTGGAAGAAATCTCCAGGTTGAATTTGTGTAAGAGGAATATCCAAACTTCTTCTAATCTCAGAGTCCATCGGAATAAAGAGATCTAAAGCAACACCAATACTGGTTCCAGCACCTATAGTAGTTGTTCCAACTCCAACTACTAGTCCGTAGTCACCCTGGTAAGTTACAAATTGACACTCTTCATGATATCTTACTGGGGGAGCAATTAAAACCTGTGGTGGTTTAATATCAGCAACAGTAAATCTTACTGGCGAACTCAAACGGAATCCTCTTGCAGAAGTTCCAAGTCCAACATTGTCAAAAGTGTCTATGAATAAAATATCACCCGTCTTATAATCTTTTCCACCTTCTTTCACGCTGATACTTGCAACATTGAAGTTTATAGGACTTATCTCAATATCGGCAATTGCACCAACACCAATACCAGTTTCAGACTTAAGTCTTGCACCAACAAATTTATTTGTACCATCTTCTATAGTTGGTGGGAATCCTCCACCCTGAGATGTTACAGTTATGGAACTTACTGGACCACTATCATACCCAGTTCCACCAGCACTTACGTTAATTTGAGTAATTGTTCCAGCAACACCAATTTGAGCACCAGCAAGTGCTTGATCCCCAATTAGAGGTGCTTGAATAGTTACTTCTGGGGCGGAAGTATATCCATAACCAATATTGTCAACCAGAACATTTGCAATTGTTCCGTTCACACCAAATACCGCTGTTGCAGTAGCGCCATCAACCGTATCTGTGATTGCTAATTCAATAATTGATTTTTCTTTTGTTCCAATACCTTCATATGGATTATCAAAGAATGGGCGAACACTATTTACGTATGCAAAAGTATCGCCAGCACCCACTGTTCTAATAATATTAGTTGTTGGATTAATAACTGGTTCATAATATACTCTATCCTTACCAACAAATTCTGAGTCAATAATTTTGTCAACAGTTTGTTTAGACCAAGTTAAGGGTCTTTCAAACAATTCATTTAAGGTAACACCTTGACCAGCATAGTTATTAGTAATAACTTTATCTGCTGCTTTGATTTCCATTACCAATCTAGGATCTTCAGTAAATGTTGTAGATTGGTTACTATAAAGTTGCAACTCATCTCCAACCTCTACAGAAGGAAGAACATCTACAGTTTGAACGTCAATTGTTTGTGTACCAGTGTACATGAATAACTTAGCAGTATCTCCCTCAGTTGTAAATCCAGCTGTTCCACCTTTAGGTGCTTCTGTAAATCTGATTGTGCTACCACCAGTGAACTGATAACCTTCTCCAGGAGTCTGAAGAATATCATTAATAAAGACTAAAAGATTCGATTGCAAATTAATACCAGAATTTGCTTTTGCGAAGAATGAGATTGGTTCTGCATTCACTGATAATGGGAATAATCTTCTTGCACCGTTAAAGAATTGTTCAATTTCGTCAAGAACAATAAATTCACCAACATTCCAACCAGAGAATTTAGATTGGAAAGTAGTTTCAACAGTTAATTCAAACGGTTTAAATGACCCAACACCAACAAACTGATGCTGATATCTTTGACTTTCGACAGATGGACCAGCAAATACTGTTATACTGTCTGAAGTATGTGAAGTAATTCCGA